GTGAACGGCGCCTGCTGCGGCACGGGAGCGGCGTCAGCGACGAGCCGAGAGATCGGGCCACCGTTGATGGGCTGCGCGGCTAGGTCATCGCGGAGCAGCGCGAGGTACTGGCCGATGGCGTCGGTGACCACCGGCTTGAACTTCCGCTCGCCCCGCTCGTAGCGGTCCGACGCTGAGCGGGCGAACGCGGCTTGCCGGCCGGCGTCCAGGCGCATCGGCCACGTCCTACGCGTCATCCCAGACCTCCACCGGCGGCAGGGTGCCGAGCACGTCGATCAGCCGGGCCGGACGGTGCGATTGGCCCATCATCAGCAGCACTCTCGTGTACTGCTCCAGCAGCGTGGCCCACGCCGTGGTGTCGACCTCCAGGTGGTGCCGCGTCGCGAGCAGCGGGCACAGCCCGAACATGTCCTTCACGATGTGGTCGATCTTCTCGACCGGCACCGGGTTGTCCTCATAGGCCCGGTGCCGCGAGTGCGGGGAAACAGCTCGGCGCCGGGCTCGGGCACCGAACGTCGAAGCCCGCTCCAGCGCCTTGAGCACGAGCAGGTCCGAACAGGCCACTAGGACTGGGTCGACGTCGCTCACGGCGCACCGCTATTCGGTGCGTGGACCTGTCCTTGCGGTGCCACGGCGGGGGGTCGGGCCGGTGGCGCGTTCAACGCCGGGGTCGGGGTCGGTTCACCGCCTGCGGCCGGGTTCGGCTCGTAGGCGGGCACCGGCGCCCCGAGCCCCGTCGCGGTGATCGGCTGGATCGAGATGCCCGGGTACAGCGCGGCGATCGCGGCGGCGACCTCGGCCAGTGTCTGCGGGTTGCCTCGCTTGAGCATGTCGGTGAGCAGCATCCGGGCGCGCTCGTCGTTGTCGGCGATGTCCGACGTCGAGAAGCCCAGCACCTCCATGTAGGTCCGCTCCCGTAGCAGGCCAGCGGTGTACGCCTTCTCGGCGTTGTCGACGGTGATCTGGTTGGGCAGCAGCTTGTTCAGGTCGAAGTAGATCGCGAACGGGCGCGGGTTGCGGCGACGTGAACGCAGAGCCGGCGCGAGGTAGTACTTGGTCAGCGCGGCTGCGACCAGCTCCAGCTTCGGCGCGATGTACTGCTTGGCGAAGTCCTCAGTGATCGACCACTGCCCCCAGTGGTTGATATCGCCCGAGCCGGTCAGCTTCTCCGGGGGTAGGTCCATGCCGACGGCGAGGCGCAACACGCAGGCGTCGCGCAGCGGCTGGATCATCTGGTCCAGGTCGCGGCCGAACTCCATGTGCACGATCTTGGAGATCAGGTCGCCCTTGACCGTGGACACGAGCGGCACCACGGCGCTCGCCGAGTCGGGGTCGCGGATCGGGGCGATCATGGCCTCGGTGATCAGATCGAGCCAGCCCTGCGCGCCGGCCGACTCGGACTTGACCTGCGTGTCGTCAGCGGCCGGCCCGGACGTCGGCTTCGGTAGCTGGATCTCCTCGGGGATCCATAGGATGCCGGCCGACGCGAGCCGTGACTTGACGGTGGCGCTGACCATGTTGGTGAGCGCGGCCAGCTCCCGCAGCACCGGCAGCAGCGAGCGGGTCGCCGCGTCGGCCTCCCAGCGGCGCTTGGGGTGGGGCTCCCAGATCCGGACCAGCAGCTCGTTCTCCGTGTCGATCTCGCGGGGCAGCCCGTTCATCTGCTCCACCACGATCCGTTCAGCCGAGGTGGCCGACACCTCGGTTGTGCCCAGCACCTCCCACGTGGCCTGGTCCAGGTCTGGGTTGTCGGTCGCGAGCACCCACAGGTCGCCAGCGACGGTGAGGTGCTTGCCGATCATCTTGAGCGCCTGCGACTGCTCGGCCGGGCCGCCGAACAGGTCGCCCATGATCTCGGCGACGTCGGTGTCCTTCGTGGGCTGGGTGCCGGGGTCGCCGGTGAGCGGGTCGATGTCGACGGCGATCAGCCGCGCCCGGGACAGCGCCCACGCCATGAGCCGCACCCCGGCGCCGAACTCGGGGCAGTTGTCGTAGTGCAGCCAGCCTTCCTGCTGCCAGTCGGTGGCGCCCCAGCGGATGTTCGAGAAGCCGGCGGTGACGCGCACGTTGACGGCGCTGGCCACCAGCGACGTTCGCGACGGGGTCGGGTCGGTGGCGAGGGCCAGGCCAGTGCCGGCCCGGCGGGAGTACTTCTTACGCATCGCTGTCCTCCAGCCGTGCCAGTAGTCCTGTGATGTGCGAAGCGGCCAGCGCGATCAGAGGGATCGCGATCCACCAGCGGGTCGGCCAGTTGTAGACGGCGGCGGCCACGCCAGCGCCGAGCCAGATCGAGGCGCACCACCGGCAGTGCACCAGGTAGGTGACGCCGGGGCCGGCGTGCTGCGCGAGCCACGCCCGGGGCGGGTCGGTGATCGCGTCGCGGACGACCAGGCGCGTCAGCCTCGCCGTGGCGAGCACGGCGAGCAGGACGAGGAGCCAAGCCGGCATGGCGGCCAGTCTCCCCGAGGACGTCCAGACGTGACGAGGCCCCGGGTGGCCGTCTCGTGAAACGGCTGCCCGGGGCCTGGCTGTCCTCCAGCCAACCCGCGTCCTTCACGACGCAGGTCGAACGATAGCTCAGCCGGCTGGCGGGGGCGGCACGGCCGGGTCGTCGCGGTCCACGGCGGCCTGGAGGTCGGTGCCGACGGTGGTGATCTTGTCGCGCAGTGCGTCCAGGTCGGTCTGGCTGATGGTGCCGCCAGCGTCGAGCTTGGCCTTGAGGTCGTCCAGCGCCACGATGACGGCGCCCTCCTCGGTCACGAGGTCGTCGACAGCGGCGGTCAGTGCGGTGAGGTCGGCCATGACTTGATCCAGCTTCCTTTCGATGCGTTGCGGCCACGGCACGTGACGCCGGTGCCAACGGGGGTCATCCACAGCCCAGGACGCTAGCACCGGGCGCTCACCGCGCGACGCGGGCACCGAACGTCGAAGGAAGCCGCGACGAGGGCTGGCCTGGGCGCCTACCGCGCCGCTCGCGGGCCGCAGCCGACGCGACCTGGGCGATGCCTGGCCCCTGCTCCCACAGGTAGGTAGCGGCCCACACGAGCGCGTCGAGACGGTCCGGGCTGTCCGGGGTCTCGTCGGGCACCCAGGTGGTGAGTTGCGCCTCCAGCACCGGGAACGGGCCGACCATGTGCAGCCGCTTCTGCATCGACAGCGCGGCCACCGGCTCGGCGCGGATCTTCTTGCCCTTCGAGGCGACGACCGGCTGGAGGTTCGGCATCGGCTCGTCGATCTCGCCCTCGGCGCGCATATTCTGCCACGTCGACTCGATGACGGTGGGGATCCACTCACCGCCTTGGTTCTTCTCATAGACCAGGGCCGTGGCGCCGATCTCGTAGTAGAGGCTGATCGCCGCGCGGGCGGCCTGGGTCGGGGTGCCGTTCAGGGACCGGTCGTGAGTGACGTAGAACTGCGGGTCTCGGCGGTGCCCGGCGTAGCCCATGCCGATGATGCCGTGCTCGTCGTGGCCGATTCCGGCCCCGCCTGAGGGGTCCATCGCCACCACAGAGCGGTGCAGGTCGACAGCGTCCAGCGACACGACGCGGTCGCGGTCGATGACCGACTGCTGCCACAGGGCGCCCTCGACGTCCTCCAGCAGCTCACCGCCGAGCTCCTGCCGGCCCAGTGTGGTGCCGATCATCGGGGTGACCACGGCGGCCTTGTAGTCGGCGTCGAGGTTGTGGAGGTTGTCCATCGTCGACCCACGGGTCATGACGACGTCCGGGCGTTGGGTGAGCCCGGCGAGGTGGGGCTGCTCGGCGACCATGTCGTCGGGCATCTTGAGCAGCGGCACCCGGCGTGGCGTGCAGGTCAGCACCGCCCGTGGGCGGAACGCATTGTCCCAATCGCGGCGCGGCGGCAGGCGCATCGCGAAGTTCAGATTGGAGAACGTGGAGTCCTTCGCGGTGCCCCGCCCGACGTCGGCCCAGTAGGAGGGCTCATCGCCCCATGCGAAGTGGAACTGCGGGCCACGGAGCTGCCTCGGCTTCTCCGAGGAGTAGATCTTGAAGTGCGTGCCGTTGGCCATGAACAGCTCACCGAGCGAGCGGTTCCATGCCGACTCAACGCGGCCCCCGCGCAGCTCGGAGGGGCGCAGCACCGACAGCAGCCCCGCTTCACCCTCGACCATCGTGTCGCGGCCATCGCCGAACGTGATCGCCACCAGTGCGATCCGGGCACCGGGATAGCGCCGCGCCCACTTGACGATCGACTCAGCGCCAGTGCGGGTCTTCCCGAATCCACGGCCGGCCATGATCAGCCAGAACCGCCAGCCCCCGGCCGGCTCCTGCTGCTCGGGCCGCGACATGAGCCACCACGGCAGCGTCGGCAGCTCGGCCTGCATCTCGATCGGCAGGCGGTGGAGGAACGCGGCCTGCTGCTCCGGCGACTCCTCGGCGAGCCGCTGGAACAGCGACAGGCTCATGCCGGCGCTTCGATGGCGCGCGGCTCCTGCCGCTCACGGAAGTCGGCCAGTGCCTGCGACAGGGCGCCCGAGGCGATCTTGAACACCTCGTCGGGGTCGGTCACGTTGGCGACCTGGACGGGGCCGCCGTCGGGGCCGGTGAACTGATGCTGCACCGGCGAGTACAGCCCGAGGTACTTGGCGCGCTGGTCCATGATCTTGATCATGCGGTCGATCGCCAGGAGGTCGCCGCGTCGGACCTGCACCCAGATCGCGGTCAGCGCCGCGTCAAGGCGGGACAGCTCACCGGCGATGACCTCGCGGCCGGGCTCCTCGATCAGTGCCCGCAGCACGGTCATCACGTCGCGGTAGGCGGACGCGCGGTCGTACCCGCCAGGCGCGGCCGGGTAGCGGGCCTTGACCTGCTCGGCGACCCGGTCGAAGGACAGCCCCGAGCGGCGCAGCTCCACAGCCAGCGAGCGACGCTCCAGCAGGGCGATCTCCTGCGCGGACGTAGTGCTGTTCTTCGTGGTGCGCCGGCCCCGTCGGTTGCCCGGGTTGACCGGCGTCTTGCGGGGCGGCATCAGTGGACCGTCCGGTTCGCCTCGCGTTCCGCCTTCTTGCGGGCCTGATCGGCGAGGTAGGGCACGCAGGTCGCGAAGTGGGTGATGTACAGCCGCTCGTACGGCTTGGCCTCCTCGTCCTTGCCCAGGGCGCGGCCGACCAGTCCACCGGAGGCGTTGCGGTACACCGCGATGCGGCCCTCGTCGTTCTCCAGCACATCGACCGGCATCGTCTTGTTCCGGGCCGTCGTGACCAGCAGGATCTGCCGGCCGCACCCGGGCCGGTTGCAGCGGCGGGCGAACCGCGCATACTGGCCCGCGCTCACGACTCGTCCCGCTTCCACGCACCGGCCGAGCGCCGCGCCGCGTGGCGGACGTCCTTGACCTGGAGCATCGGCTGCTTGGGGTCGCCGGTCATCGCGGCGAGCTGCCCCGAGTGGCGGGCTTCCTGGGCGATGATCGTTGTCTCCAGGAGCTGCGCGTACAGCGCCATGCCCTCCAGCAGCTTCGGGTCCAGGTCGGCCAGCTCAGCAGCCGTGGCCTCCCCGGTGCTGTACATGGTGATGGCGTCGATGGCGTCGGTGCACAGACGTTCGGCTTGCTGTGGCGTCAGGCGTGAGGCGGCGGTCACGGCTG